GTCACCAACGTGGCCCCAATGGATCGGTTCAACGTCGTCGGGCGCGGGGCGGTCGTTGAGTAGCGTTGTGATGTGATTCAAAAGCTCGACCGCGTGGGCATGCTCGCGAATGTAGGCGTCCGCGGCGTTTCGTTTCGGCGTCATCTCGCGTCTCCGTTGTGGCGTTTTGTCTTCGCTTCGGACGTTCATGATTTACCTCGCTTCTCGGAACACCGGAAGCAGAATCGATAAAAGAATTCTGATTTTGTCATATCATCGAAAATGGCCAAGCGCGGACCGAAGCCGAAGCCCACAGCTCTGAAGAAGCTGGCCGGCGTTCGTCGCGATCGCATCAGCGCGGATGAGCCCATCGCGACGCCTGGCTTGCCCGAGGCGCCGACGCACCTCGACAAGCTCGCGATCGAGGAATGGAACAGACTCGTTCCGCTGCTCCATGAGATGGGCGTGCTCGCGCGGATCGACGGCGCCGCGCTGGCGATCTATTGCGACTGTCATTCGCGTTGGCTGCGCTCGCGCGCCGACCTGATCAAGCACGGAATGCTGATGCGCACCAAGGCCGGCTACAAGACCAACCCCGCGGTGAGTGTGATCACCGCCACGCTTCGGACGATGACGCGGCTCCTGGCCGAGTTTGGCTGCACCCCTTCGAGTCGATCGACGATCAAGACCAGTGGCGCGTCCAGCCAAACGACCAAAGCCCAAACGGCCTGGGGTAAAGCGCTCAAGATCACCGGCTAAGCGGACCAGGTCAGCGCCGCCGGCGTTCAAGGCACCGACGATCGCCGACCTCGCCGTGGAGCTAATAAACGAGCTCAGTCACACAGGAGACTACCTGGGCGATCCGTTCAACCTACGTCCTTGGCAAGAGAAGATCGTCCGCGCGATTTTCGCCACGAAGCGCGACGGCAGCCGCAAGCACAAGGTGGTGTTTATCGGTCTGCCGCGCGGCCAGGGCAAGACGGAGCTGCTCGCCGCGATCCTACTCATCCTTCTGATGGCGCTGGGTAAGCGCGGCCAGCACATCTATTCGGCGTCTGGCGACAAAGAGCAGGCGGCCCTGGTCTTCGCCGCGGCGGTCGCGATGATCCGCGCGAACGAGGACCTGGCGGCGATGCTCGACGACGGGCGACTGCAGATCCTCGAGGGCAAGAACGAGAAGCGCATCGTGTATGCACCGACGAGCTCGTTCTACCTCGCACTGTCATCCGAGGCGGCGCTCAAGCACGGCTTGAATCCCGCGGTTTCGATCTTTGACGAAGTGCACATTTTCCCCGACCGGAAGCTGCATGACGCGATCACGACGGGCATGCTCAAGCGCAAGGACCCGCTGATCGTCTACATCACGACCGCCGGCGACGACGAGAATTCACTCTGCTACGAGCTGTGGGACTACGCCCGCAAGGTGCGAGACGGCGACGTCGACGACCCTGAATTCTGCGCGATTCTGTATGAGACCCCCAGGGACGCGGACTGGAAGGATGAACGGGTCTGGAAGCGGGCGATGCCAGCGCTCGGTGACTTCTGCAACATCGAGTTCATCCGGTCACAGTGCCGCAAAGCTCAGAAGCTCCCCGCGCATCAGAACACGTTTTGCCAGCTCTTCCTGAACATGTGGGTAGAACAAGCGGAACGTTGGATCTCGAAAGACGCGTGGACCGCGTGCGAGGCGAAGTTCGCGCTGGCCGATTACCTCGGCCGGCCATGCGTCGCCGGCCTCGACCTCTCGAGCACGCGCGACCTGACGGCGCTGGTGCTTGCGTTCGACAACGACCTGGGTGGCGTCGACCTGCTGCCGTACTTCTGGCTGCCCGGCGAAAGCATCCGCTCCAAGGAGAACATCGACGACGTCGACTACTCGACCTGGGTGCGCGAAGGCCTGATCACGAAGACCGATGGCGCGATGATCGACTACGACGCAATCGGCGACGCGATCGAGGCACTTTCGGTTCTGGTGAAGATCCAGGCGATCGGTTTCGATCCGCAGTTCGCGAGCATGCTGGCGCAGCGTCTGCACAAGAACGGCCACGGATTGAACATGGTCCGGCTGCCTAACACTTTCACACACCTGAATCCGGCGTCGCGCGAGTTCGAGCGGCAGATCGTCGACACGAAGCTGCGACACAACGGACACGCGGTGTTGCGCTGGAACGTGTCGAACGCATCGCTCGCCAAGAAAGCCCAGATGATTTTGCCGTCAAAGAAAAATGACAAGAAACGCATCGACGGCGTGATGGCTGCGGTGATGGCGCTGGCGATCAAACTAGCTCAGCCTGAGCGGAAGGAAAGCGTGTACGAGACGCGGAAGTTGGAGCGGTTGTGAGCGGCTCGCTGGTCAACGGCCGCGTGCATAACTTCGTGGCCACGGTCGCTCCGACGGGAAACCGCTACACGCACTCGGAAGAGCGCGGCGTCAAAGGGGAGGAGCTCTGGTTCACTCCGCCGGCGACGTCGGGCGTGGCCGTCACTCCGAGCACGGCGCTGCAGCTGACCGCCTTCTATGCGGCCGTCAGTGGGATCGCGACCGACGTCGCGTCGCTGCCGTTGCGACCGCTGCAGCGCATGCCCGACGGGTCGCGCCGCGAGGCACGCGAACACGAGATCGATCGACTGCTCAGGATCTCGCCCGATGGTGAGACGACATCGATGCGCTGGCGGCAGGCCTTGATGGGACATGCTTTGATGTACGAAGGCGGCTATGCGGAGATCGTCCGCAAAGGCAACGGCCGTCCTGCGTCGCTTCATCTCCTCGATCCGTCGACGACACGCACCAAGCGCGACAAGGACACGCGCCGGCTCTATTACGAGATCGACGGCGGAAAGCGACTCGCCCCTCAGAACGTGCTACATGTCGCTGGCTTCGGATTCGACGGACTCAACGGCTACAACCTGATCAACGTCGCACGCGAAGCGCTGGGCTTGGGGCTTGCGGCGCAGACGTTCGGCAGCTCGTTCTTCGGTAACGGGACGACACTCTCGGGTTACATCAAGTATCCGGGGCAACTCACGTCGACGTCGCGATCGAACCTGCGCGACGGTTGGACCGACGTGCACGGCGGTCCCTACAACGCGCACCGGCCTGGCATTCTCGAAGAGGGCGCATCGTGGGAACAGTTGGGCACCGACCCGGAGAAGGCCCAGGCGCTTGAGACGCGCCGGTTTCAAGTCAACGAGATGGGGCGGATCTATCGCACGCCCCCGCACAAGATCGGCGACTTCAGCCAGGCGCATCTGGCGAACATCGAGGCGTCGAATCTCGATTACCTCATGACGTGCTTAATGGGGTGGCTCGAAGCGATCGAACAAGAGTTCACCTTCAAGTTGTTCACAGGTGGCGAACAGACCGCGGGCTATTACGTCGAACACAACATGCTGGCGTTGTTGCGCGGCGACATGACGGCGCGCGGCAACTATTACAAGGTCATGCGCGACTTGGGGGTGTTCTCGCCCAACGACATCTGCCAGCGCGAGAACCTCGATCCTCTGGGCCCCGCCGGCGACGTGCGCCTCGTTCCGCTCAACATGACCACGCTCGAAAACGCGGGCAAGCCACAACCAGGCAAGGCGACGACACCTCCGCCGGCGGACAAGCCCGAAACCGAGCTCGAGCCTTCACTCGACACCGAAGCGCCGCCGACCGACGAGGCGCCGGCCGCGCGTGCATCGGGGCAGTGGCTCGACGGCAATCAGATGTTTTCGCTCAAGCGCCTGATCAACGACGTCGCGAGCGGAGAGCTCCCGCCGGCGGCCGCCAAGATGATCATCCTCGCGAGCTTTCCCGATCTCGAAGAGGCGCGCGTCGACGCGATGCTCGATCCACTCAACGGATTCACACCCAAGAGTATGATTCAGTGAAAGATTCAGAGATTCGGATGCTGTCGGTGGCCGCGGCCGAGATCCGTGTCGAGCGTGGTGCCGATGGCAACGCCGTAATTCGCGGCATCGCCATTCCGTACGGAAAGCTCTCCGACGATTTGGGTGGCTTTCGAGAGCGGTTCCGCTCCGGATCGATTTCAAAGTCGCTACCGGAGTCTGACGTTCGCGCACTCGTGAATCACAACCGAGATCTCATCCTCGGGAGGAACCTCTCGAATACGCTGCGTTTGCTCGATGACACGGACGCGCTGCGCTACGAAATCCACCCGCCCTCGACGGCGATCGCCGAGCACTATGTGCAAGCGGTCGAACGCGGTGACATGAGCGGCGCGAGCTTTCGGTTCTACGCCATCACCGACGCGTGGGGACTCGAGGGCGGAGAGACAATCCGCGACGTGATCGAGGCGGAAATCGACGACATCTCGATTTGCACATACCCGGCGTATCCGGACACGACGGCCGCGACGCGCTCCCTCGAACACTTCCGCCGGGGCCAGCCGCGGCGGTCGACGTCGGTCGCCATGCGCGACCGCCTCCTGCGGCTGGCATCGGCCGAGTAGGCCCGTTCGTTCTCGTTCTTTGAAAACTCGAAAGGCACAGACATGACCTCGCTCGAATTGCGCGAGCAGCGGGCCGGCACGATCAAAGAGGCACGCGAGCTCCTGAAGAAAGCCGAAGCGGAAAACCGCGAGCTCACCTCCGAGGACAGTGAGCAGTACGACCGCATGATGGCGGACGTCGACAAGAAGAAGATCCAAATCGATCGGATGGAGAAGCTCGAAACCGCCGAGCGCGAATCCGAAGAGCAAGGCGAACGGCGATCGCTGCCGATCGACCCCGAACCGCGCGGCGGCGACGGCGCCTCCGCCCCAACCCCCGCGCGACTGCGTGAGGAACGCCAGGCCTACGTGCACTTCCTCCGCACAGGCGAGGTGCGTGAAGTCCTGCGAAAGGGGCAAGGCAGACTGGCCGAGTATCGCGATTCGATCATCGGCACCGACGCGAAGGGCGGTTTCCTGGTTGCACCGACGGCGGTTTCCGACGACATCGTCAAGGTCGTCCAAGACCAGACGTTCATGCTGCAGTTGGCCGGTCGCATCTATGTAGTGACCGAGGCCAAGAATCTCGGCGTTCGCAAGCTCACCACGCACATGGGCGACGCGAACTGGACGACGGAAGTCGCGGCCGTCACCGAAGACACCACGATGGCCTTCGACCGACGCGACCTCACACCCTTCTTGCTCAGCAAGCTCTCGAAGGTGTCGTTGCGGTTGCTCTATGCGTCGGCCGACGCCGAACCGATTGTGAACGAGGAGCTCTCGTACAAGTTCGCGATCACGATCGAGAAGGGCGGATTGACCGGCACTGGTTCGAGTCAACCGCTGGGCATCTTCACAGCGAGCGCCTCGGGCATCAGCACGGCCCGCGACGTTTCGACCGGCAACTCGACGACCGCGATCGGAGCGGACAACCTGATCGAATGCGTCTACGCCGTGAACGGCGGCTACCTGTTTGGTGACAAGGTCGGCTGGGTTTTCCACCGCGATGCGGTGAAGCAAGTCCGCAAAATGAAGGACACGACCAACCAGTACCTGTGGCAGCCAGGCCTCGACAAAGGCCGGCCCGACACCGTGCTCCGCTACCCTGTGTTCCAGAGCGAGTATGCGCCCAACACCTTCACGACCGGGCTCTATGTCGGCGTGTTTGGGAACTTCTTCTACTACCGCTGGGCGCGGGTCCGCGACCTGATTATCCAACGGCTGGTCGAACTGTATGCCGGCACGAACGAGGTGGGCTTCATCGGCCGCACCTGGATCGACGGCGCTCCGATCCTCGAAAACGCGTTCGCTCGTTCGAAGCTTGCGTAATCCCAACCACGCGGCGACCGCCCGAGGGCGATCTTAATGGGATATCGAACCCAGCCGCGTCCGCTCCTAATTCTTCACACGCTCCATCACACAGGAATCCGTACCGATGAAAGTGAAACTCCGAACGATCATGGCCGGCCCCGACGGCACGGCCGACGCCGGCAGCGTGCTCGAGCTTGATGACGACTTCGCCAAGGAACTCATCAAGGCCGGATTCGCCGAGAGCCTCGAGGCACCCGCGGAACGAGCCGAGAAACCGAAGCGCGGCCAGACCACCGAGAAGCCCTGAGG